CTGCGCCCAAGTCTGCTTTTAGGGCTTTTAGCAGGGCAGATTTGCCGCTTCCGCTGTCGCCAGTGATTAAGACGATGTCGGTGGGGCGGATTTGGATGTTGACGTTGTCGTAGAGGGTGAATTTGCGTGTTTGGTCTGTGCCTAAGCCGAATGCTTCTGCGACTTCTTTGGTGCGTTGCGTCAGGGTTGTTGGGGCGGTTTCGTAGCTGATGTTGATGTTAAAGGTGCCTGTTTGGCGGTTGTATGTGCGTTTTAGCTGGTGTATGTGGAAGTGTTCAGGTCTTCTGCGCGTCAACGAGTGCTGCCTCCAAACTTGTGCATTGAAAGCTTCTGTCTTAGCGTTTGCAGGCTGCTTTTGGCGCTGGAGGCTCTGCGGATTACCCAAAGCTTAGGCGAAGGCGCAGGCACAGTTCTTGATGCGTAAGCGGCTAGCGCCAATGCCCAGAAGCGGTCGTCATGGGTGCCTTGAGGATGAGAGAGGCGGATTTTGCCGTCTTTTGTTAACTCGTAATTTTCAAGGTTAAGCTCAGCTATGAGTTCGCCGTCGTAGGGGATGAATAGGCGTTTTTCTGTCATGGCTTGCTTTAACCACTGCGCCATTTCCTGCTTGCGTTCCTGCGTGAATGTTACGCCTTCGATGTTGCTTAAGCCCGTGTTGGTCATGTCTTCGGTTATGTAGTCGCCGACGCCGCTGCTGTCAACTAGGATTTTGTTGATTGTTTGCCATCTGTCGCTTATGGTTTTCACGTAGCCAATTACGCTGGCGTATGGTGTTTCTAAGGGGAACTTGTGCAGGTGGATTAGACGCGTTTTTTGGTCTTCAACTTTTAGTATCGCCAACACGCTGGGGTCATGGTGTTTGCCAAGGTCTAAGCCCGCGTAAAAGTTGCCGTTAAGTTCCATCTCAAAGCCGACGTAGTCAAGTGTGTGGTCGATACATTGGGTAATTAGCGCTTGTGTTAGCCAGACGTTTTGGTTTTCTGCCCAGTCAGCTTCCATTTCTCGTCTCCATCGGCAAGGGTCATTTTCATACTCTCTTTTTTTCTCTTCAAGCCATCTTACTTTTATGGGACCATTAGGCTCGAGCGCTTCCTGATAGGTAACATGCTTTTTAGCAAAGTGCTTGTAGGTATCTTGATTACAAATTTTCCAAAAAATGCTGTCTTTTGTCCATGGTGTGCTTGAGGCTACAAATTTGCCGTTAGTTGTTGCTAGCGTAAAGCCTATTGCATCAAACATTTCTTCATCGTTGGGTATAAAGTTCATTTCGTCACAATAGACGATTTTTAATGTAAAGCCTCTCAGGTTGTTGGGGTTATTTGGAAAGGCTTGTATGATACTTTGATTTTTCAACCGCACCATAGTACGCTGAGGTGAATAAAATAATCCTCGTGGGAGTTTTGTTATGTAATGGTTGATTTTTGTGATGGGAATTATTGTTTGACGCCAGCTTGGCCCAACTATCGCGATATTTATGGCAGGATTAACTAGTGCTTGGTGAAGAAGCCATGCGGTTACTAGTTGAGTTTTTCCGCTTTGACGACACCATCTTAGAGCAACATTGTTGTTTTTTTGAAGTAGAATGGCTGCCTCTTTTTGGTATGTGGTTAAGTTTAAACCTAAGCAGGTTAAGCAAAACTCTTGAAAATCACTTGGGATTCGGGCATCTTTGGCTTGCTTTTTTTGGAGCCATGCTTTTTCAAGCTTAAGAGCCTTGTTGAGGTTCGGCTTCATTAATCATCTTCTCTATGCGTTCAATTTGGCTTAGGGCTTTTGTTTCATCAAAACTCTTTGCAAGACTGTTCACAACTTGCCCAATATAGCCCATTACACGAATCCAATGCTGTGTCTCCTTTGCATCGTCAGTTTGTTTTGTCGCCATCTTTTTGGCAATGACAAACATCTCTTCTAGGTCCTTTAGGATTTCTTTTCTCAGTTCCTGCGTGTCATTTTCAATACGTCTTTTTGATTTACTGACAATTGTGAGGAACTGATTTGTGATAGGTCGCTTATCTTTCATCTAACCTCTATCCCCTACGTTTTTTGAGAAATTAGTATTCCCGTGATTGTGCCTGCCAAGCCCGTTATTGCCGCGAAGACCTCGCTGTTCCATGTGCCCAGAAGCGCCAGATGGGCAATTTCAATCGCTGACAAACAGAAAACCAGTGCAATCGCGAATTTGGTGCCCAATACCAGCCGTTCGCTGGGCGGTACCTCTTCGGCGGCTGCCTGCGCGTTCTCTTGCAGGGCGGTCTTGTTGGTGATTCGCCGCGTCAACGCACGTTTAACCCAGTCAGTCAATGGTTACGCACCCTCCTCTGGCGTCGGCAACGCCCAAAACTCACAGACTCGCTCTTCACCTTCGTGTTGAGCGTGAAGCTTTTAAGCAGAACCTGCGCTTCCTCCGCGTCCACGTGCTGTTTGGCGATGACTTCGGCGCTGGTCGCCCACGGCAGCGGCACCGCAGTGTAGTCGATGTCGTAGAGTCCGTCGCTGTAGCGGAAACAGTTCTGCGCCAAAATGATGTGCTTGCGCTTCTGCCCGAGCTGGCCGATGAATATGCCCCAGCTTTTGACGGGTACGTCGATGCCGCCTATGCCGTTGCTTAGGCTTTTGCCTATGCTGGCGTCGCACCACTCGATTAGGACGAGGTCGCCTGTGGCTAAATTCTTGATTTGGTTAATGATTTCTTTCATGGTTTATCTCCAAACTTTGTGATTGACGATTGTTTTTCAAGAAAATAAGGAGTGTATTGTAATATTTATAGAATTTTCACAAAATAAATACCTATTTTACAAATAATTATGGCAAATAACGTATAATATATGCATTAAAGAATAAGGCAATTAATTCGACAAAAAAAGAAAAAGAGAAAGGGTAGCCTAATCTGTGTCAGGCTTTTGCCTTGTCTTCCTGCTTAGCCTGCTGTTTGGCTTTAAGCTCAGCATTCTCCTTCTGCAGGGCAGTAATCTGTGTCAGCAGCATCTGGAGGAGCGTGTTGATTTCTTTTCGCATATCCATCTCAGCTAAATCAGCGTTTGCGATTCGCGCTTGCATTATTTTGAACTGCTGAGCAGCCTCCGGTGACAGTTGAATGTTTGGCTTTTGCTCAGTCATGCTAATTCTTCCCCTGAACCTGCTTTTCTAGCGTTTCAAGGCGTAACACCAGTGTTTTGATGCATGATAACAGGTAGCCATCTACATCGTAACTGCGGTAGAAGCCATCTTCATCTTCAAGGAACTTTAGTGATTCGCGGCTAATAACGTCGACTTGGTATTCTTCGCCTTGTGGCGTTTTGCGTGTCTCTTTTACTGTTTGGAAGTTGCGTGCAAGTCCCAAGTCATCTACTGCATCCCAACTAGTGTTGGTGTAGTGATAGCAGCTGTACTGAGTATAAACGGCGTTCCAGTAGTGGTCTGATAAGCCACAGAAGCAAACGTTGCTAGTCTTGGGGTAAATGTTCACGTAATCTTCCGGTATCAATGCATCGTAAAGTTTGATCCCTTGCGCATCTAGGCTGTTTAAGGATCCCAATTTTAAGCCAGCAGGCTTATCGACCCATTGACCGCCTTCATACTTCATATACACAAGATTTAGTGTATTGAAGGTCTGCCCATTCCATTGACTGATGTTTCCTAGCGGTTCCCATTGACTACTGCTGCTTTTATATTCATATAAACAGTCTTCCTCAAAGTTCGGATTGCTATCACTGTTGCAGATGAATAATTGAGCATCTTTTGGATTGGCAGGCGCATCAGGTAGATATACTATGCCATCGATAAGCGGTGTTTCTCCGTCTTGTAGTATTATTTTCGGTGGATCCATCTGACTAAGTAAGCCGTGACCTAGGTATAGTGCGCCTTGGTCTGAGGCGACAAAACCGCCTGCTTTGAAGTCTCTTTGAACAAGTAGTGCTGAATGGGTTGATAGTAAAGGCCAATAGGGGTAATCTACTCTTTGATTGTCGCACATTACTAGTGTTAAGTCTGCATAATATGGTTGGTTTGTGTTTGGATCTAGGCGACCTGGTGTTGTATCTTGTAATCTTAATGAAGCGGTGTTGAATGGCAAACCTGTAGGACTCCAAATGCCACTTGGTTCATAGCGCCAAGTCCATCCTGCGTTCTTCATATAACTAGGTGTATAGGCTGTTACTTGGCAAGGTAACGTTAATTGCTGGTTTACTGTGGCGTTTCCGCTGATTGTGGCGTTTGCTGAAACTCCTAATTGCGTGATGACAGCGTTTGTAGCCGTTAGGGTACTGTTGACGTTGGCGTAGCCGTTTGTTACTGAGAATCCGTTGTTGAATGTGGCGTTGCCGTTGACAGTCAAGTTGTTTGCAACAATATCTTCCCCCGAAGACTCTGTCTCTTCGCTTCCCCAAGTTCCATGTGTCGGTTCAGGGTTGGCGTATTTTCTAACGAATACCCAGTCGTAAG